TTTCGACGTTAACGGCGCAGCGTCCAATTCTTGCTCCTCAGGCGATGGTAGGCCTGAGTTATCATCGATCACACGATACGCACCTGGAAGCTTTGGTTTGTAGCCTTTCGGCAACTCATCGTAAATTCCAGGTCGAATACGCTTTCCATTAACGAAAGCAGTCTTGAGGAGTTCAACTGTCATTTACTTGACTCCTGGGTACGCTTTAAACGCCGACACTGAGGTCGTTAGGAAGGCGTCAACTGCACCAGCAGTTAGGGCAGCCGTAGCTACGTTTGCAATGAGACCGAGATAGCGCTCATAGTTTGCACGTGCGGGCAGAGGAACGATAAGTACCTCGTCGCCAGCAGCATCCAAAGCTGTGATTGCCATAGCGCCTGTAGCGACATGAACCGTGGCTGAACCGTCAACTGCGATTGCAGCCTGCGCGTCAGATACCAATTCAAAATCCACTGTGGCGGAGCCGTCGGAAGTGAGGGCCGTAGCAACTTGAACAACAAGGAACAAGTTTTGTGCTAGGCCGAGGGCAGGGTTAGCGGCGCCTAGGTCGATAACATCGCCTACTAGACCGCGTCCTGTAGAAGTGCTGAGCGCCTCTGCGTCAGCAAATTCTGTGCGTGAGTCAATAATCATTTTGTGAGCTCCTTACACTACACGAGTTTCATTTGCTTCCAACGCAGTACACTGGCGAAGAGGGATGCGCTGATAGTGAGTTACCATCTTGCCGCCAACTTCTTCAGTTACGAGGGTCGCGTTTTTCGTCGCATTGGACAATTGCTGGAATAGCTTTGTCTCAATATCACGATCCATATACAACGCAGGGCGAACCATGTTGATATTAGGGAACATGCGCGAGGCTTGGAATAGTAGGTTCGGCAGGTTAGCCGAGCTACCTGATGCATCCGCAGTAATCTCTGAACGATCGATGTTACAGATGCGGACTACATAGCGCCAGTCTTTAACCACTAGGCCGAGTTCCCACTGGTAGTGAGTCCGGTAGCCTTGCATACGGCCATTGTTGCCGTCTACATTTTCCATGGTTACTTCACCAAGGTCATTCATGTGCAAGCCTGCGCTTGAACCTTTAGGGAAGATACCGAAGCAAGTCAACGGTGACCAGCCGACCAACCAGATAGAACCATTGTCCGAACCTGTACCACCAGCATCAATCACGTTACGAGCGTTTTGTGCGTTCGCTGTGTTCACTGTATTGTAGCGAGGTGCGAAGCCTGTAAATGCTTCTGGTTCAACGCCTTCGTTACCGAAGAAAGTTGTTTCAGCCATTTCGATATTCATACCCTCAATGTGGGCACGATCTTCGAGCAGGCGGAAGGCAGCAGCATTACCGTTAAGGTTTGCCAATGCCTTATCAACTTCAGCGTAGGCTTCAAGGTTACCGCAAGAATCAGTGATCTGCGCAGTTGTGCCTTTAGACGGCTGTACGCCACCATATAGCTTACGCCATGTAGGTGTTGGAAGACCTGTACGGATATTGGATTTGTGGCCAGTGATAAGGTTGCCCTCAACTACAGTCATGTCTTCCAAAATCGGATTAGTCTCAGTTAGAATTTCCGCCACATCACCGATGTTACCGGACTCATCCATGCTCTGCGTAAAGTCGAGCAGGGTTGGATTAAGATTGCTTTTTACAGCCATAGTCTTTTCCTATTTCATTGTTGGGAACATGCGCTGTTCCGTGGTTGAAGTGTCATTTGCAGGAGTTTCACCAACGACTGGTAAGCTCTCGCCGATATCAACAGCAATCTTGTGCAAGAAACGGATCATCTCAGGATGGTCTCCAGCTCCGGTAGCATCAAATACTTCCCGAAGCTCGGCATTACCATACTTTTCGATAACCTGATCGATTTGCAATAAATTATTGTCGAAAGCCTCACCACCGATTTCAGTATCTGCTTTTGCAGTGCTTACCCAATCGGTGCGTGTCTTGTCCCAGCCCGCTAAATTGTCGGCCTGAATTTTCTCTTGTAGGGCGGATGACGCCTCTAGCATTTTAGCAGTGCGCTCTTCCGGTGTGCCTTGGAAATTGGCAAGCTCAGTGAGCGTTGTTTTGTTATCGTCTGAAAGCTCCATGCCATCAGGTACAACAACAGTTTCGAAATCAAGTTCCACTGCGGCAGGAGCTTCACCGTCTTCACCCTCTTTAGGTGCGGGCGCTGGCTCTTCGCCTTCTGGTGGTGTTACCGGAGCAGGTTCTTCACCGGCTGCTGGCGCGGCAGGTGCGGCAGGTGCGGCTGGTTCTTCTGCTGGGGGTGTTTCAAGTTCTGTGTCCATTTTGTCTCTCCTTGAGTAGGGTTATATACTGCTCCGGCGCGTGGGCAGTTACCATGGCTAAAATACGCTGGCCTATATTATGCTCACCGAGGGCGAAGGCTGTTTGCCTATCTGTTTGCCTCATAGCATTAGTGCCAACATTACACATTTCTAACAGGTTCCAAACGAACTCGCGTCCATCGGCAGTGCCCATTAGGTCTTTAATCGTTGCGGCTTCGAGGGAAATAACTCGTTCCCTCTTTGCCTTCTGCCTCGCTAATATTCTAGCGTCTTCTTTTTCGTGCTCATACATACTTTATGCCTCCAATCATATATGAGTTTAAGGGATAGCGCAAGCACTATTTAAGGGCCATATCAGCCCAAAATTTCATTCAGGACGCTTCGACCGCCTCCCACTTCTGTCTCACTTGCAACCTTAGCTGCTTGTGCTGCTTGTGTTCCCATCTCAGCTGCTTGTGCCATTTGCTGTTGTTCAGCTCGGGCCGCGCGTTGCTGTTCGATGACTTCTTGATCCTGCAGAGACTGAGCGCTGACGCCGATGTTCCGTCCATACTCGCGGACAAGATTATCGAAGTTAGGCAGGTCTACTACGGCAGGCTGGATCGCTGCGAGGCTACCCACGAATTGCATGAAGCGTTCGGTCGGTGCTGTTGCGATGGCGCGTTGTGCCACGCTGAGGATTGATACGTACTGTATCTCTAGATCGGTGTCAGCAATCTCCTCAGGTGGGGGCGGAAGCAGTCCCTTGCGGTTCATGATGCCGAATACTCGAGAAATTCCTGGATCGAGTCCTTCGTTTTCAAAGCGCTCTAGCACAGGGCCGAGTAAGACTAGCTTTTCTTCCTTCCGAGCGTCGATTTCTGTGGCACTGCGTACCGTGTCGAGCTGCGAAATCATGTTGAACAGGGGATTGTGGAAAGTTTCGCGGATTGAGGCCCGTACATCTTGCAGATCGGCGGTGAGTTCGCCAAGGGGTAGCGCGACTTTATGCACTGGGGTCATGCCTTGGGTGTTAACATCACTCACAAAGTTGATGCCGTTAGGGACTAGGGCGGTTTCACGGGACTCAAGTTCGATACCAGCATTCATTGGGGGCTGGATCATCATGTCTAAGCCGCGAGCTTTGGCCTTAGTCTCTTGTTGCAGCTGCATTACGTCACCCAATGCGTCCATAGCAGGGGACACGCCGTACGGATCATTGCCGCTGACGTCCCAACGTGGGAACATTCCAGGCAATTCGTCGTATGAACTGCGTTCGAGGATGAAATCTTCTGTGTTTTTCTCAATCCAGAAGTACTCAACGAAGCGGCGAGAGGACGGAACGCCCACTATCTTCTTGGTGATAGGCTCAATGAGGTGGTTTACGATGTAAGTGCTACCCAGCTCCTTCGCCATATCTTCAGGATTGTTCCGCATTGCTGTAGGCCAGCCCTTTTTACTGGGCCATCTTGAGCGAACTTGACGACCATTCATGCTGATCTTGCGCGCGAATGTGTCAACGGCGAGGCGGGACGAGTTAGAGAAGAAGAACTCACCCACTGTCGGGGTGTAGCAGCGGATCACACTTTCACTGTCTTCGTATATGAGGTTAGCTGCGGAACCGAAAATGGCTAGGTCAAGGTACATCACTGCGAGGGCGTTATAGAAATTGCTTTCAGCCATCGTAGTCATCATTAGGCGTTCGACCTCTTCCACCCAAGCAGCTACTTTAACGTTGTCAGGGTCTACGCCTGGAACGCGAAGCTTGAACCAAGGCCGGGATGGGGAGGTGATCCCGTTCATCATGCCTGCGGCAAGGACCTTAGCAGCCCGAGTGCCAGACGCGTCAAGGAGGTACGGATTGCGCCCGAAGTTCTTTTTCTTCTCGGTTGCGCTGAGGAGGGTGTTGTACCTGCGAGGAAGATAGAAGTTGGCCAACTCCTGCCAATGCCCATAGTACGACTCACGATGAGAAGACATGGACTTCAGTACGGAGTTTAGCCGCTTCTTTTCAGCGTGAGTTACCTTCATGATCCACCTCCTAGTAGACTAGTCTTATTACTTGCCTTCTTTTTGATCCCGCCTGTGCTGGTGTTCACGAGCGAAGCGCGACCCACTGAGCCTGCACCGCTTGACGAGGATTGACCGCCGCGCATGAATGTAGCGTTACCGTTCTGACGGGCTGCTGCGGAGGACGGAGCTGTAGGTGGTGGTGGTGGGGCGACAGGGGCCGCAGCTGATTTTTTCATTATAATAGCCTTTCAAGTGCAAATGGGTCATAGTTCTTAGCAACTCTAGCGGTCTGCACTTTACGCCCAGTTGATACAGGGTAAGCAAAGGTTAGGGCTAGGGCATCTCCGACATCGGGCGACTCAATACCACGCCGTGCCATGGCCTCTTTTCGTTCGAGGACAATTTGATCTTTCTCGTTAAGGGAATAGGTAGGGCCGGACAGCTCCTCAGGAAACTCAATCTCTACACCACGTATGCGCAGTGGGATCGCTCCCTCTTTCAGGAAGTCCCGTACAGCTCCGTACATTTCACTCCGCTTATTCTTATACTTCACGCCGCGCTCGAGGTTCAGGTTCGTGGCCTTACCTCCAAAGTGTACGCCTTGGCATGGGATGCGCATGTGGCGGCAGTTATCTAGTACGCCTCCGCCAACTCCGCCCTCATCGATAAAGGCAATGGCAGCGCCGAGCTCGTTCATCATCAACACAACCTCTTGAGCGACTTCGATAGTGCTAAGGCCGTTAAAGACTTTGATAGGGAGTGTGCGAGCGTTGCGTCCCTGACGTGCGTAGAGTACAGTGTTATTCGAACCGAAACGCGCCACATCAACTCCGATGACGATAGGCTCATCCATGCTAGGGTAGATTGGGCGGGAGGTGGCTTCGATGGCAAGGTCAAGGGATATGAAGCTGTTTTCATCCACGCGAGGGAACAGGCCGCGCACACGAATACGCACGAAATCTGAGTCCACTCCGTAATCGTCAACCCATTCTTTGATCTGCCCTTTATTGGTGAAAGATACAAGGCGACTATCTACGGTGAGGCTGTTCCAACGCTTGGCGAATTTGCCTCCGTCGTGGCAGTCACGGAAACGGCCTGAGTTCTTGGTAGGGTTTCCAAAGGCGCACCAGATAATCTGCGTGTTCTTATCGGTCAGCGCTCCCTCGGTCACTTCCCAAATCAGATCGTCAATGGCTGAGGCCTCATCGAAAATTACTAGGATGCGCTTGCCTTGGTTGTGTAGACCCGCAAAGGCTTCGGTGTTCTTAGTGCTCCATGGCACCATATCGATACGCCAAGTAGCTGCGTGCTCCGGATCAGTCGAGAACATGGCAGTGGCTGTCATTTTGAACAGCTCTTTACCGATGAACCGGCGATACCAAGTGGCGACCTCAACCCATGTCTTAGTCTTCAGCTGGTTCTCGGTGTTGGCCGTGACCACTCCTTTAGTGTCTTCCATGGTGGAGATAGCCCATAGGATGATCCATGCCACCAGCGCGGATTTGCCGATACCGTGACCGGACTTCACTGCTAGGCGAATAGCTTCGTCAATGCTGAGCAAGCCTTCACCAAGGCGGCTGAGGATATCAACCTGCCAAGGCTCGGGACCAGGTGAGTTGATGAGTTCCGCCTCGCCCCAAGTGAATGCCCAGTAGACAAACCCTAGAGGATCGTTAGCGTACTCAGCAAGATCACTGATTAGCTCATCATACATCAGCGCCACCGAAGTACTTATCAGGGTCAATGCCCGCACTGCCCGCATTCTCAGAACTCAGCGACATGTCAGTGATCTGCAATGTTACCGAGCGGTTCACGCCGCTTTCCGCGTCATCGCTCTCGCTGAGACGTTCCACATCGACAGTGGCGATAAGGTTAAGCTGAGACCCAAGAGGTGGGAGCGTAGTCATGCCCAGCTTGGTAAGTTCCTCAGTACCGAGATGCAGCTCAAGCCCCCACGGATATTTGTCCGCAGTGCGCTCGTAGGGTTTCTCTTCTTCTTTGATCTCGGCAGTGGTCTTAGCCATGTTTACTAGACTAGTCATCATTGTTTCCTTCCGCGCTCAGGGCGTTCTCTGCGTTCTCGGCGTTTATAGTTTTCATTTTCTTCACGTTCTCGCGTGCGGCCTGTAGGCGTTCTGCGATACCGACTGTAACGTTCACATTCGTGCTGGAACTTGGGCCGAACCCAGTCCGATCAGCTGTGGTAGTTGTAAGCTTGATGAGGTCGGAGATTTCGAAATCTTCCGGTTTGTCCTCAAGGCGATCGTGCAGCTCCGAAACTGCATCCTTTCCCAGCGCGGCTAGGCGTTCATGCATCACCTCGAACTTATCATCGCGCAGGGAGTTATAGTGGTCGCGTAGGTTCGCGAAGGCAGGGTCACTGCGTAGTACACGAATCGTACTTGTACTGAGACCCGTATTGACTGAGATTTGTATATCGTCTGAGCCGGACGCCATCAGCCTAGCGGCTTCATGGTGGCGAGTGCGGATGCGGCGCACTGAACGATCAGCGGCTGGTCGGTCCGTAGTCATGAACGTCTCGGCATCTTCGGGCGTGAGTGAGCGTGTGCCTGTGATGCTCACGTCATGAGTGGGAACTCCGATGTTCCGTGCTGCTTTCATAATTTCGAGACCGAGCGACATGGCCATACTCCTTTTCGTTTACCAAGTCTAGCACAGGCGATGGTGATGCGCAAGGGCCGATTTGCAAGGTCGGGTATGGTCGCGGATCGCGCTTCCAAGTATGGCTGTACCTCCATCTGCACCACGCACACCTATACAGCTGGAAAGGAACGTAAAAATTACTCACATTTTCTGAAAGGTCCTGGCCGGGGTCCGAGGGGGCCGTACCGTCGAAGTCGCTTTTCACCGCTGCGGGAAGGAGGGAAGCGGCTGGTGACGCAGTGGGAAGGCGTGGAGGGAAGCGGCTGGTGACGCGCACGAATTGAATGAAGCGGAGTTACTTGAAACTAATTTCGATGAAGCGGAGTTACTTGAAACTAATTTCGATGAATGTGAATTTAGCTGTTGACATTGGCATTGGGCTGAGTTAACGTTCATACATGGCAATCACGCCATATGTCTCGGAAGGACACACACAATGACAAATACAATCACAATCACATTAGATGCGCCAACAGTTGAATGTACAGTTGGTGGTAAGGTAACACAAGTTAAGCTGGGTGACATTCACGCGGCGGCGGCGGCTAAGATATTCGCATATGGCTTCCAACGCTTTGTCAATGATAAGACTGGTGGGAAAGACGCTGAAGAAAAGGCCGCGATTGTGCTTGCTACCATGGAGGCGATTAAGTCCGGTGACATTGGCCGCGCAACCTCGACCCGTGACCCGCTGGCTAAGTATCGTCGGAATGTTATCCGCCCACATGCCGCCAAGCAACAGAGCTACAAGGACGCGGAAGACCGCAACAAGTATCTCGACGCGTTATATGCTAAGGCCGCGCCTGAGATGGTTGCACAGATTGACGCCGCCGCGGCCAAACTTAAGGCGATTGATGACAAAGCACGGGCAGAGACTGAAAGCCTTGGAATTAATATTCAGTTCTAGTCCCGCAACATAGACAAGTTTCGCCTCGCACGGTTCACGCCATGCGAGGCTTTTTTGTGTTCAGCGTTCGTATGGGCGATGGGGCTTAAATTCGCCCACACGGCGCGGTCTTGTTCGTGGCGGCACAATCACCCACCCGAACACCCCACGCCCTTCCCACCCCATACCAAACCCCACCATTCACATTCCCCACCCATTCCCCACGCCGTTTCCACACCCGCCCCAAATCCCAGCTCGTTCATATCCCTGATATCTTTGGTGAACCTATGTTT